GTTTATGATAATGCGAACTTGGCTGTTTCACGAGATGCTGATAAGACATTTAAGATGCAAGTTATTGGGCCAGATCAGGCGGTTATTGAAAAGAAACTCAACCGTCTTGTAAAAGAATTTACAGACCTTCTGTCTTTTAAACTCAATAAGATTGATCTTATGGATGAGGATATGGAATCAAGAATCTATGATAGATATCTTAGAACTGAAGTTATTTCTCCAAATGAAGTTAGAACAAAGGTTGGATTGCCAGAACGTAAAGATGGTGATGAAGTTTTACCTTTCCCTACAAAAGTTAAAAAGGAAGGATCAGGAGCACCAGTTGGCAATTCCAATAATGCTTCATCAATTCCACCAAAGTCTAGATCAGATGCTGGCTCAACACCAACAGGTGTTCAAGGCAGTGGTGATCAAAAAGAAAGAGGTCAGAGTCAAGACTCTGGCGATAATATAGATACCGTCAAGGTATTTGAAGGAGAAAAAAATGAGTAGTATTGTATATACAACAACAGCTATCGCAAGCACAGACGGTGAGGTGTCAATCGGACATCATACTGATTATTTGTTTGTATGGAATAAAAGCAACACAACAAGTGCGATTATTGAATTGAACGGAAGACACCAAATTCTTATCCCTCATGCACCAGATGATGGCAGTCATATGTATCACAAAATCCCGGGCGACTATACAAAAATTAAAATCATTACAGCCGGTGTTAGCTTTTCAGCTTACGCAGTTGGCTAATTATACAAATAATGGTGTATAATTTAAAATTACGAGGTAATCATGGAAAACTTTAATTTATCTTTCCCAATTGATATGATTAAGAGAGAAGAAAGAATTGTTAGCGGTATTGCTACTGCTGACAACATTGATAAATCCGGTGATATTGTTGAATTCAGTGCTTCATTAGAAGCATTTAAAAACTGGGGTGGCAACATCCGTGAGATGCATGCACCGATTGCTGTAGGTAAGTCGGTGGGGTTTGAGCCTATTGAAATTACCGCAGAAGACGGAACTACATATAACGCAATCAAAGTGCACGCATACATCTCAAGAGGCGCTCAAGATACTTGGGAAAAAGTACTTGATGGAACTTTGAAGGCTTTCTCAATTGGTGGAAAGATTATGGAAAAAGTTGAATCCGCTGAAAAGATGTTCCGTGGAAAACCAGTTAATGTTATTAAAAAATACATGCTTGGTGAACTAAGCCTTGTTGATAATCCCGCTAATGCTTTGGCAATTGTTGACATTATCAAAATGGATGTTGATGGAAATCTTGATTACATTTTGGATGTTATTGAAGACATTGATTTCGAAAAAGCAAAACAACCCCTTAAAGACCCCAAAGGTGGTCTTACTGCTGCAGGTCGTAGACACTTCAAAGAAACTGAGGGAGCAAATCTTAAGCCCGGAGTACGAGGTGCAGCAGATACGCCAGATAAAATGCGCAGAAAAGGTTCATTCCTGACTCGCTTCTTTACAAACCCATCTGGCCCAATGAAAGATCCAAAAGGTAGACCAACAAGGCTTGCGCTTTCAGCCGCAGCTTGGGGAGAGCCAGTACCGCAGAACGCACAGGATGCAGCAGAACTTGCTGCAAAAGGTCGTAGACTTCTTGAACGCTATCAGAATACTAAAGAAAAAAGTATGAAGAAGGAAGGGGAAGTCACATCTGAGAATATGGGTTCGGGAATTAAAAATCCAACACAAGGAAGTTTTAAAACCCCAACACAACCCCAGAAAAAGAAAAAGGAAAAAGATGAAATGATGACAAATAAATCTGTAGATGATACAGAATTAATCGAAACACAGGATAACTTATTGCAAAATGATGTAAACTGTGATATGGTCTTAGACATGAATGAACAAGAAATAAATAGACTCTCTCTTCTTAAGAGAATGGTTAATTGGCTTGTTCCAGATGTTCAAGAAAATACTTCAACAATAGATATAGTTGAAGTTAATCAAAACACACAGGAGGAACATATGGATATTGAAGTCCTTAAAGATGCTCTGAGTTCTGTTGTTGACGACAAGTTGGCTAACTTCGCTACTTCCATCAAGGAAGAAATTGAAGTATCGCTGAACGATAAAATCGACAATATTACAAAGGGATTTGAAGCCAGCACTGCTGAGCTTCAAGAAAAACTAGAAGCCGCAGAAAAGGCTCTCTCTGAAACAGAAGAGCAAGTTAGCAAGTTTGCTGACGCTGGTGCTATCAAAAAAAGTGTTGACCCAGAAGATGATGAAGAAGAAGAGGCTATTGCCAAGTCTGCTCCAAAGTCTATCTGGAACAATATATATTTACCACAGAGCGTAATTAACGCCCTTGGGTACGAGTCATAAAAGGAGAATACAACATGGCATCACAAGAAGAAATTCTATCAAAAGCTGACGAAGTAACAACCGGAGTGGTTGGCAACGATTCAGGCGGTCTGTTAAAGCCAGCCCAGTCAAATCGTTTCCTTGACTTTGTTATTGATCAGTCTGTCCTCATGCAGAACGCAAGAGTCGTTCGCATGCGCACACCACAAATGGAAATCGATAAGGTTTCCATTGGCACTCGCTTGCTTTCAAAGGCAACCGAGGCAACAGATGACGGCGCAAACGCCGCTGTCTCATTCACAAAGGTGTCAATCAGCACCGTGAAGTTGCGTCTTGATTGGGCAGTTTCGACTGAATCACTTGAGGACAACATTGAAGGTGCTTCACTTGAAGATCACATCGCTCAGGTTATGGCTCGTCAGACAGCTAACGACCTTGACGACTTGTTCATCAATGGTAATACATCTTCTAACAATGGTCTTATTAAGGCCCTTGATGGTTTCGTAAAGCTTGCTAAGGCAAACGGTCGTGTAGTTGATGAGGCTGGTAATCAGGTTTCAAGAGCTACTTATGATCGTATCCTTCGTTCATTGCCAACTAAGTATCTCCAGCGCAGAAATGAGCTGGCTTTCTTTTCTGGTTCTGGAATGGTACAGGATACAATCTATAGCTTGAGCAATCCAAACTCCGCAACTGCTGCAACCGCAGGTGCTGCATCTCCAGGTTCAACAACTGGTGACGCTGCTTACTTGCAGGGTTCAATGCGTGGAAACGGTGGCGCTGGTTCAACTGGTCTTTCACCATACGGTATTCCGTTGGTTGAAATTCCTTTGATGCCAGAAACCCTCGCTGGTGACTACTCAGGTACAGCCGGTTCACACGGTCATATTGAATTGACTTTCCCTAACAATAGAATCATCGGTATCTACCGTGACATTACTGTTTATCGTCAGTTCAAGCCAAAGACGGACACCATTGAGTACACTCAGTTTATGAGAGTCGGTTCAAACATCGAAAACGCTGATTCATATGTAATCGGTAAGAATATTAAGCTTCGCAGCCTTTAATATTTAATTTAAAAAATTATGCAAGGTGGAGGGTGAAATATCCCTCCATCTCGCATTTTATATAAGGATATGGTAATCTATTAACTATGAGTGATAATGTTATTAAAAGCACAGATGTAACTTCTGCAAAAACAGAAACGAATGCTGTCAAAAAGGCTCCAGTCAAAAAGGCTGCAGCAAAAATTAAAGTAGAGAAGAAGACAGAGAGTGTCGAATCTGGCAAAATTATTATTATTTTTGAAACTGGGTACTCTTACTCATCTGGTGATATTCAATTTACAAGAGAGAATTACATCCAAGAAGTTTCAGAAGATGCTGCTAACTTTCTTTTAACTCTTGATAATTTTAGACTTCCGAATACGGTTGAACTTGAAGATTATCTTAATTCCAAGGAGGATTAATTATGGCTGGTAGCCTTTCAAATTATGCCGAAAACAAGGTTCTTGACCATGTTCTAGGAACAACAGCTTATACAAAGCCAACAACATATGTTGCTTTGTATACAGTTGCCCCAGCAGATGCATCTGCGGGAACCGAAGTTACAGGTGGAAGTTATGCAAGGCTTGCAGGCGTGTTTGATGCCTCAGTCGGTGGTGCTTCTTCCAATACAAGTAACCTTGACTTTACTGGAATGCCTGCATGCACTGTCGTTGCTGTTGGTATTCTTGACAACTCTACTGGTGGAAACCTTCTTGTTCATGGAACATTGACTGCAAATAAGGTTCTTGACGCTGGTGACACATTAAGAGTTGCAGCTGGTGACTTAGACATCACTATCGACTAATAGGAGTTTATATGCCAATTGAAAGAAGAGAAATTTCTGGCGCTGTAATTGCACAGGCTCTAACTGCCAATATTTCAAATTCATCAACCTCTTTTGATGTAGCAGATGGCTCTAGTTTCCCAACTGGTGCATTGAATAAATTTGTTGTTGTTATTGACAGAGCGACTCTTTTTGAAGAAAAAATTCTTATATCTGCAAGAAGTATAAATACTTTTACTGTTGAAGGAAGAGGTTATGATGGAACAACTGCTGTTGCGCATGCTGCTGGCTCAATTGTTGATCATGTACTTGACGCAAACGCTGTTCAATCAATGAACACAACCGTCTTTGACGGTCAAATCCTTTACTGGATGGGGGTCTAATGGCTAACTTATTACCAAAAAATTTATATATCGGAAATGACACCGCTTCAAATGTCTATACAGTCTCTAATACTGCAGGAAGTTATTCAATAGTAAGAAATATTAACATCTGCAATGTTACAGGAACCGCTGCTACATGTGATATTCACTTACTAGGGTCTGCTGGCACTCCGGGTAACAATAATGCTATTTTAAAGACATTCACTGTTAATGCTAATGAAACTATTTCTTATGATGCAGGAATTGTTCTTGATGCTGCTCAAAAAATTTATATAGTAAACGCTAACAGCAAATGTACTTTTACGATTAGTGGTGTTGAGTATTCTGCTTAACTCGTAATCTAGTATTATTGTTAGGTGAGACAATTAAAATTTAAAAAAGGTTCTTGGGTATTAATACCTTTACTCATTATTTCTCTTTTTGCATCCCCCGCTAAAGCCCAAAACTTAATAATCACAGAACCAACAGATGTTTGGTTTGACTACAGCGAGACAACGCAGTTTATAGCGCAAACTTATATGATTACTGGGTATAACTCAGATCCGATGTTATGGCTATACAACGAAGCAGGCACTTTGCTTTACAGCATCGACGAT